AGCATCAGCTGCTTGCCCTCGAGCCGTGCCTATAACATTACTTTTAGCTTTATTTTGGAGATTTTTTGCCGTTATATTTGCCCCTAAAAGATTACTTATAGCTCCTGCTGCTATATTAGCCGAAGTATCTACCCCAGAAATATTGCTATAATCTAGCCCACCCCCGGTTAAGACTTGCATTGAATCCGCCCCTGCTCTACCACGGGCAATTGAAGAGATATCAGCAGACTTAGATTTATCTCGCATGTTGCGTAATAGCGGATCATAATTTTGTTCAAAAAAACGAGCATCCGCTTGCGCAACAGAAGCTTGTATTTTTTCTGTTTCGCTAGGTTGATATTCGGATTGTTTTGGTTTACCACCCATTATAGTTCCTTTTTAAAAATCGTTGTTACTGCTTTAAATCCGTGCTTATTAGCCAGCCTGGTCCATCCAGGGCGGTTGGAATGAAACTCCATTCCTGTTATAGCGGTGTTTTGTATTAGTTCTTCTAAAAACTCAACACCCGCACCTATTATATTATACTTAGGGACGCTATAAGCAACCCAAATATATAAAGTTTTTTCTCCACCAGAGTCGTTAAGTATTGATACTATAACAAATCCAGCATAATAATCTTTTTCATACGCCATGTACAACTCAGAGCTGCCATTGCGAAGTGCTGCATATACATCAGCTGGAATCCAATCCGCGTAAGATTTACTCGTTACACGTTCTAAATCGTCTTCAATGTTTTTGTATGCAACCCTGACATCTTCGACAGGTATGTACTCAAAAACAGTGTTTCTAATAGTCCAACTCTTTGCCATAACGTCCATACCTTTTCCTAGGGCTTAGACCAGCGCCTTTATATTTTACTGTTCTTTTAACTCCGGTGTCACCACCACGTCCTTTTAATTCTGCTAATCTTATTTGTTCATTAAATAGCCCAAAAAAATCAGCGGCTGCACTTGGGTCTGTCCATTCTTTAGCTGGGATTCGTAATAATCTATACACAGCGCCATACATTAACCCATCTCTATAAGTGTTACTAAATTCAGTACTAATGCTATTACTAGTTCGAGTAGGTTTTAAAGCTACCCCCATAAGTAACTCTTTATCTGAGTTGGCTACAGGTACTAGCCAAAAACTACTAGGGGTTTTTTGTAGGTATACAGTAGGTGTTCCACCACGGTCACGCCAATCTGGAAAATTTAATTCTAAACTTCTAGGGCTAATTGGGTCTAAATCATGCCCATCATATGTTGCCCATAATACTTGATGAACTTCAGTACCAGTTGGTTGGTCAAATTCATATTCAAAAACACCAGAAACAGTGTTGATTGCATCTAAGTCATGTACATAAGCTCGGCTTTTTTCACAAAACTCTATAGTTGCTGAACGTAAATTAGACTCAATTAGAGAGTCTGGACAACCTGGTACATAGGGTAGAATATCCCTTATTAAACTATCAAAACTAGCCATTCGTTACTCCTTGATTAGGTTCCATAGCTTGTTGCACTATTTGCCCTCTTGCTAAACTTTGAGTNAAAANTTGGTAGTGGTTACCAGCTCTTTGTTGGTTACCTGCAAATTCTGCATCTTTTAAATATGCTCTATACAAAACAAAATTCATTAAAGCATTAGCAAAAATATCATCTACCTGTATTAAAGTACTAGCCGCGCCAATGCTAGTTGGGTTTTTTGAATATACTACTTCTACAAAAGCGTTACCAGCCACTCCGGGGTATACATAAAACTTTCTTGGGTCATCCCCATCAAAAATGTAATGTTTAACAGAAGTACCATGAACCGCATCTCCTGTTACAGTAGGGTCATGCCAATTAGGTTCGGTTGAATTTAAAGAATCTTCAGTTACTACTCTAATACTTCTAGCGCCTGTAGAACTAGAAGCCGTGCCCGACATATTACGTACTACTTTAATTAGTCGTAACCCATCGCTTGGTATTGATTGTTCGGTACCTGTAGCTAACTGTACATTACTATGTGTTGCAGTTGCATCTGGTCTTATGTTTGCAATTTCTCTTTGAGCGTCACTTAAGTAATCAAACAGCTCGCCGTCTGTCCAACGGACACCGGTATTATCTTGTAATACATTACGTACCCTGGAGAGGATGTGTTGTGCTTGTAATGTACCCGCCATTTAATTTACTTCTTTTTTATTGGTTTCTCTTTAACTGGAGCTTCACCATCTTCCCACGCTTCATTTACATCTGGCGTAGTAGGGTCATCTGCTTTCAGTTGTCCTTTTTCGTTTCTTGCCCTTACCGGTTTTTTAACTTCTTCTTTTACCTCGGTAGCGCCTGCTTGCATACATGCATACGCAATATATGAAGGGAATTCTCTTACTTCTCCTGCAGCTATTCTGACTGCATCACCTGTTGTTAGGGATACATATAAATCTGTTGTTGATGTTACTTTCATTCTTTCCATTTCTTAACTCCTGTATTGTAAGAAAGGGGTGGCTATCGCTAGCCACCCAGTTCTAATTAAAATGCGCAATCAACTCTGATTACACCAAAGTCTTCGTCCTGACCGGAAATGTCAGAATTGTAGACTGGCTTTTTAAGGCCCATTATCTTACCGATAGAGATACCGTTTTGGTTTCCGTAGTCGAAAGTATCTTCAACTATTTCTGGTAAACCGATATCTGCCATAGCAAGTGATTGAGCTCCACAGAACAAGCAAGCGGCAAAATCAATGTCGCTACCTGAACCACCTTTCTGAGAACCTGAAGTTCCTTGAGAAGTGTTTGGAACGTGTCTGAACTCATGAACCATAACACCGTCAACCATTAAGCTAGAAGACCCAGCAAATAGTTCGTTGTTTGGCCCTCTGATCCCAGCGCTTCTTACGTTTGATAAGAAGTCTGAATCCAGTTTAAGGTCAGCCATTACTTGTGGAGTAACAAAAAGATGGAACATCTCTTCATTACCTGCGCCTCTCATACCTCTAATGTACTGGTCTTTAGCAAAAGCTTTTAACTGGACAATGTTTTTGTAAGACATTGTGTCAGCAGCCACTAAAGCAGAAGTATCACCAGCAACAATACCACTTGTTGCGTCGACTCTTCTGTGACGGTTAGATGTAGGAGCAGTGATGTCAGCATTAAATGCTAAATCAGACAAATTAGCACCAGAACCTAAAGCAGGTCTCGTAGCAGCAGAACCACCAATATTGTTGTTCTTTCTGTTATACGAAATACCAGCCATAGTTAAGAATGCTAACTGATCCATACGATCCGCCATTGCGTATGCAAGTGCGTCTCTTGAGTGCTCACGGAAGTTTACAACAGATTTTTGATCCGCAAGACGACCCGAAAGTCTGTTTGCAAATCTCATTTGATCTAATTGTACGACGATGTCGAACGCTCTTAGTGCCTCTTCATTACCTTCAAGAGTATTGTCTCCAACGATACCGTCACCAGTCATGTCAGCAAGAAGTGTTAAAACAGCTCTTGCGCCTTTTTCTGATTGAGTAAGTTCAGATATGCTCTGAACCATTGCGTTGGGTCCACTACCCGCAAATTGGTTAATGAAAGACATGTTACGAGCAACACGCCAAAAATCACGAGACCAGATAGTAAGCTGTTCACTAGTCAACGCGTTAAAGTTTGTATTAGCCATTATGGCCCTCCAAATAAAATTATAAAAAAATAACCAATCGCTATTTGGGGCGATATCCCGTATACCCTTTATCGTTGGGATACGATATCGTTAGTTTAACGAGCACGACCTCGAACAGTTAACGTCGTTGCAGACGAATTTTTACGATGTTTATACTGAACGATCAGTTGTTGGATATCGTTCCAACCAACGAATTCTTAAATAGTATACTATTCTTTAATCAAAGTCACCACGTAATCTTCGTAAAGTATCTTCAGGTAATGCTTTAAATTCATCATCTGAAAGTACATTTATATCTACTACTTTTTTATTTTTAGCCGACTCACCTTTCATTTCAGGTGGTTGCGCTTGTGAGGCTTCTACTTTCTTTTTAACTGTAGCTTTTTGTTTGCGTTCTTGAACTGCTTTAGTTAATTTAGGAGCGGGGTCCGCTTCTGTAGAAATATCGCCTTGTAGTAACTCCGGTTTCTTGCTTAGTAAAGTTACTTCAGTAGCTTTAGCAAGAGAATCAGCAGCGCCATAACCTTGATATATAAAAGCATCACGTAATTCCATGACTTCACTAGTTAGTTTTTCGTCATATGACTTACTTTTTTCATTAAATATTGGAAAAACTTCCATTATTTCAGTAGCTTTTTGGGCTAATTCATGTTCTTCCCTATCTTGTTGGACAGTTTGACCCATTTTGTTCTGCATTTCAGACATTATTTGATCGCGTTCTGCGTTTCTAATTTCTTGTCTAACTAAAGCTGCTTTATCGGTTTCGCCTTCTAACACTAGGTCCTGGTATTCTCTTTCTTTTATAGTAAAATCATACGCCGGAANNTCTGGTGTATCTTTAGCTTCACCNTCAATNTCTTGTAGTCTTTTTTGCATCTCTTTATTTTTAGCAAGTACTTCATCTAATCTAGATTTAGGAACCATAGGAGCTTTAGCTTCTACTTCTTCTACTTCTTCTACTTCTACTTCTTCTACTTCTGCATCTCCTTCCACTGCTTCCACAGGTTGCTCATCATCTTCTTGTAATGCTTCTGGTTCTGTTGTCTCTGGGAGTTCTTCTGGTTCTGCAACTTCAACTTCTTCTGTTTGCTCCTCTGCAACTTCTTCTGTTGTTTCTTCTGCAACAACTTCCTCTTCTGTTGTTTCTTCTTCAACCTTTTCCTCCTCGGTCTCAAAATTTAAATCTACTTGAAAAGGTGCAACCTCTTCTTCTGTTTTCTTTTCTCCGCCGGGCATACTATCAAACATTAGTTCGTTAGTATCTTTATCATTTTTATCTTTAGCCATTATTTACCTCCTGATGGTTTCATAGCTGCAGTAGCAATTTTTGCTGCTGCTTGGGTTTCAGTCTGTCCTTTTCTCATATCGTTAGTTACCGCTGATAACTGACGACGGAGATCAAGTTCTTGTTGCTTCATTTGCATTTTACTTTGTAGCTCAGCTACTTTAATTTGTGGGTCAGCAGCAGTTTCTTGAGCTTTTGCCATATTAAGTTGAGATAGAGATTGTAGGTTTTGTACTTCTGCTTCCATTTTAGCAATCTCCAATTGTACTTTTTTAATTTCAGCTTCTGCTTGAAAAGCTTGAATCTGTGCTTGTTGTTCAGATGGTGGTTCCATACCTTGCATTATACGTATACGTTGTGCAACTTCGCCTTTTTTAGCTAAGTGTGAATAATCAACAATTAGGTCGTCTGGGATTGGTACTCCTACTTGACGTAATGAAATAGCCTCAGCAAATTGTACTTCATCATAATTATCCCTAGCTGGCATTGTACCTACTACTACTTTGTATTCGCCTAAAGTTAAGTCATTAATTATTTCGCCTTCTGCGCTAACTTCATTTACTACAACAGGAACTTCAGGTTTCATTGGGTCTTTTTCGTCAGTAATTTGTATTAAACGTTCTTCAGTATAATATTGTTGTACAACTTTTAAAATATGTTCAGCTAGATATTGTCTAGTCTTTTGTAAATTATCTAAAGGTACTTGAATCATCAAGACACCTCTATTTTGTTTTGCTTGTATAGCAATACCTGATACTTCAGCACTATCCGTACCTAACATAGCATCACTAATACCACTAATAGCTTTTATATTAGCCGCAGCTTTTTGCCCTAAACGATCTAACCCTGAAGGTATTTGATTTGGCGGTATTTTCGCTGGTGGTGAAGACCCACGATTAAATTCTAATACTAATCCAGTTTCCGCACCGTGTTCTTCTAAATCATCGGCCGTCATACCTTGTAATGAGCCTGTTTCTACAATCCACCCACTGTTAGCTGTAGTGTTAACAATGTGTAGTTCTTGAGAACTAATTTTATTTAACTGTTCTTGTGGGGATATTAAGTTTCTTACCATACCAAATGGTCTACCTCTTCGCCAGTATGGGAAATAAGGGACAATAGTAAAAAAAGTATATGGAGACCAGTCATCATGTAACACAAGTTTA